TCAAACTTGCCCGAGCTCATTTTGCCTAGTCCTTCAAAACCTATACCCAACTCTGAGGTTTTAACTGGCTCATAACCCAATGCCATACGTTTGTCGATACTGTCGTAAGTATTGGTTGTTGACAACCAACACAAGTGCATCCCGGGGATAAGTCCCACAGGAAGATCGGGCAACGCACTATTTGCCCACTTGTCTCTAAACGCATCAAGGCGTTCACGACGTGCAATGTCATCTGGATTCGCTGTTGCAGCTCTTTCCATTGTTTCTTGTGCTCGATCGGCTAAGCGATCATCTAAGTCACGTTTAATTCTTGTATTTGCCATTTTAATTAACCTTTATTGTTACGATCATACTGCGCATATGCGCGGATCATTTTATTACGACGCTCTGGATCATCCCAAGCACCAGCATCTTTAATTGCTTGAACACGATCACGACTTAGCGTGATGGTTCCCGGCTTTGTACCAGATGGGTTACTTGTACGGCTTGAAGCCGTTGGACCAGCGGAACGACGTTGATTAGCGCCACCTTTTGAGGTGTAACGGTGGGGTAATCTAGAAGCCAATCGNCTATCTAANTCACTCCAATANTCAGGATCTGCTGGATCCCAACCGTCTGCTGCTAATTCTTGGTCAACTACTTTGGCAATTCTACTATCGGTATCTCGAGTCTGCGGATCGTACCAAGCGTTCTTTTTTAACCAANTAGTGGCGTTCTGTTGAACTTCNGTACTAATTGCGTCTGGAACATTTTGCTTTGGTGNTTTAGCAGCATCGAGCTGTTGTTTTTTAAAATGNTGTACTTGGTTTAAGCGCTGTTTGGCGTCTGTTAATTGTTCCAAGTACTCCACTTGCGCTGCGGCATCGTTGTTTCTTGCAGCCTCTAACATCTTTAATTTAGCATATTCGACTCGGGTGGCTTCGTCTTCGATAGCCTTGTCTAATTGTGCAAATTGGTACGATGATGCGGTGCTTTCAACTTTTGCCAAACGTTCTGCCAGTTCGGCATTACGGCGCTCAAGTGCTTGAATCTTGTTTTTAGCTGAGAATTCACGTTGACGTTTTAATTCTTTTTTAAGTCTACGTTCTTCTCTGCGTGCTTCACGAATAGCTTCACGTTCTTCGTCTGTTTCGCCTTCTTCAGCAGCTTCATCATCGGCTGCCTCATCTGCTTCGGCTTGTGTTTCTTCGTCGTCGTGTTCTTCGTTTTTTACCTGTTTTTCTTCAACTTCTACTTCTTCAGGTAAATCCAGTTTGGCTAATACCGAACCGTCTTCTTGTTCCTTAATTGGAACATCTTTTTCATTTTCTGCCATAATTTTCTTTCAAAATTAGTCTACAAACGCCTTCATTTTCTGCGCATATTCAAATGACTTAATGCGAGAAATGATTTCACGTGCCTGAATTGTAATAAACACCACTGGGGCACCATCATCGTCAGGATTAACAACAAAACGATCACCACCGTATTTAATTGTTCTTACCAAATCACCAACTTGGCACCATGGGCCTTCAATCCAAGGCTCTAGGTTATCAGGTGACTTATATGCAAGGGGTCCAATTTGAATTACCTTGGCTACAGTCTCATTGAAACGTAGGGTTTGTTTGGTTTCATCCACAAGGATGATTCCACCTTTGCTAGTGGTCTTTTCTCGGCGTAATTGCACCAATACTCGGTCACCAGCCACTTCGACTCCGGGATCTACATCTGGAAAACATTCTGCTTCCGTACGTAAATCTGGTTCGTCTTTTTGATTAATATCAAATGCCGCCATTCGGCTGCCTCCTTATGATCTTTACAGATCTTCTTCGTCGTCTTCCGTTAAAATTTCGTCAATCAAATCAAGAGTTATTTGNAAACCCTCAATCTTACCGACATAATGTCTATAATCCTCAAATGAATTGACATTTGTTCCAGCAGTAACGGTTTCTGCCTGAATTTTGATCTCAGTCCGTACGCGACTGATAATTTCGCTGACAATGTCCTTCATATTCTTACTAATGCAAACATTTGAAGCATTCCGCCCTAAAAGCTATTGTTTTTTTCACGCCAATTTGCCATTCCTACATTTTGTTTTTCAAATGCTTCTGGGCTATACCATGCTTCTGTGTATAGCCCGTCTTTTAATGGTCTGTCTTTTCGGTAGTGATGAAACCTAAAACCATCATCGCGCAAATCTCCGCGCTTAAAAGGCTTTCCTGTTTTGGGATTTAGCCTTTTCATAATACGGTCAGTAAAAGTTTCCGCCGCCGATTTCGTTCAGGTTTTTATCTGGGCCAACTTTGCTACCTTTGGTCAATTTGGCTTGTGCTGCACCAATTTTCCAATTGTTGTCACGATGTGAACCGGAATCACCTTGGTCGACTTTAGCGTCAGGACCGCCACCAGAGCTTTCTTTGCCCATTTGTTTGTAGGTTTGACGGAAACCTAATTCATCTTTTGCCATTATTGTCCTTCAGGGGGTTGTGGTTGTTGTAATGCTTGGTTTTGCGCTGCGATTGCTTGTTGTTGTGTTTGTTGTTCTTGTTTTTGTTGTGCCAAAGCGGCTTGTTGCGCTGCTTGTGCTTGTTGTGCTACCTGTGCGGCTTGTGCTTGAAAAGCTTGTTGTTGAATAGCAATACCATGTTGGCGAATATCTTGATCGGCAGTATTAATTGCGTCAAAAGCCGATAAATTTTGTTCGTGCTCTAATTGAGCTTGTTGCTGATCCATTTGTGCACCAGCGGTAATCATAGCAATACGCTCTTTGGCAGAGTTATTGATATTAGCCATTGCAATATTAGTTGCGTTCTTTTGGTTATCGATGCTAGTTTGTGTGGAATACTTAGCTTGTAACTCTTGAACTTGTTGTTGCAACTGTGCCACTTTGAGTTGGTAATCTTGTTGCGCTTTTTGTAGGTCAGCTTGCATTCTAGTTTGGAACTCAGCAGTCTTACGTTGTGTTTCAGCCATTTGAGTTTTGACAATTGCCGCTGCAGTAGGATCATTCATAGAAGCAGATTGCATTTGAGCTTGTTTTGCCTGAGCAACCTTCTGAGCCAACGCATTAATTTGCTGCATGTATGGGCCCATAGCTTGTGAATCTTGATCTACCATTTGTGATGCCAATGCAATTGCTTGTTGNGCATGAATATCTAATGGCTTTTCTGTGTGTAACTCTAAAACATCTTTGCCGCCAGATGCTTGTGCCACATAAGCACGCATTGATTGTAAATAATGTAATGTCAAGTGTTGCTTAATATGATCTAATACGTGCGGTGTAAACGATGGGCCAATAACTGGGCTGCCACCATAAGCAGGATTGTTTGCGTATTCCAAGTGAACTCGAATGTGCGCAATATGGTCTTGATCTGGGTACGCTGCAGCTGGTCGGCCCATAGTCATAGATACGTTTTCTAACGCTGGGTTAGATTCCATGACGCCTTCTGGATTAGGCATGACTTCTTCAATTGCAGGTATCTTCATTTGTTGCATGATGCGGTTATATACCGCTCTCATGTCAAATGTGCCGGGTTGCACTTGGTTAGCTTGACTTGCTAATTGCAATAGTGCTTGACTTTGGGCAAGACGTTGAGTTTCAGAAAAAATGTTTGGATCAGATACTGGTCGTACGTCGTTGTTGTACGCAAAGTCACGCACTTCAATTTCAGTGCCAGACTCATTGTCCATTTCAGACAAGTACCAGTGGTTGATACGAGATACAATTTCTAAAGACTTAGCTTGACTGCGGTGTAAGCGAGCATGAATGCTTGAGAATACTTTAGCACCCTGTTCAATCAACGCTTGCGCCGTACCAACTGGCATGTTGTTGTTTGCTTCACCAATCTTTTCTTCAGAGGTAGAGACAACACCTTTAGCTGCTGTGGTTAACCAACCCAACAAATCAAATAATACGGATGATGGTGGATTGAATGGCATGGCCATTGCAATCTTGCGAATATCATCAACACCGGGTCCAGACTCTACTTCAACTACTTGAGTTGGTTCTATTCGGTCAGATTGTCCACTAACTCGTCCAGTTTTAAGTTTAAGTAATGTCTGGCTGTTGTTGATATGAGCAGCATCAAGCAGAGCACGTAGAGCACCAGTAAGAGCAGCAGAGAGGCCACCAATAAGATGGGGAAGGCCAATAGCGTAAGCACCACGCCAAGGAATGAACTTAAACTCAACGTACCAGTCCAGTTTTGTAAGCTTCTCATCATTTGCTTCCCAATTGCGTCGTAAAGACAATACTTTACTTGTTGTTTCATCAATTGTTAAAATGTAAGGAGCGCGGCGACCTTCTGTTTCTGGATCATTATCTAAACGTAAGAAACAAGTAATTTCATAAACACGACGTAAATTGTCGATGTTCTTAGAAGGTATCGATTTACCTTCAATCTTATCGTTAGCTTCTTCGGATCTAGTTTGTTCAGTTAGTGGTGCATCAGAAGTCGTAATTGACTCGATGTCTTTGTAAATACCTTGCTCAATACGCTGAAGATAAGTATCTTCAGTAATGTCTTGTACTTCAGTTACACGTTGTGATGTGTAGAAATTGGTCGATGAGTATGGCAGGATGATGTTGTCAATTGGTACCCACTCGCAAGTAGGACGCATTTGTTCTTCATCAAAACGCCATTTAAGAAACTGAGATCCGCCAAGGGGTAACTGAGTAAGCAGTTGCTCCATTTCATCGCGGTACTCGGCAATTTGTTCTGTAAGCTGCCAGTTAAGAAACTCTGCTTTTCGTTCTGCAGTCTTTTGGGTTGCTTTGTCTGCATTACCTTTGATGTTGGATTTAACCAAACCTTCGGGCGGTAATAATTCTTTTGATGAAGATGCAGCAAAGTCAACGCAAGCTTCTGCCATGACAGGGTGCACTACTTTGGATGCACCATCAAACACTGCGCCACCGGGCGCGTCTTTGCCTAAGCCAGTACGGCGTAAACCCTCTTCGTACTGTTTATCACGTTGCTTACGAGCTTCCCTATCAACGTCAATATAATCCAAATATTCGTTTGCCAATGCAAACAACATGTCTTCTTCAAACTCTTCTGCCAAGTTGGCATAAAATTCTGGATCGCGTTGTGGGCCCTCTTTGGGCATATAGTTAATGACAGCAGATCCGTCATCCAACTCAATGACTTCTTCTTCAGCGTCTTGTGGATCAAGGCCCAGTGCTACCTCTAACTGGTCTTCTTG